AGCACAGATCCGAGTGCTCCTGTGAGGAAGACGGTGAGAGTCGTGAGGATGTCGATGAAAGCCTTGTCATTCGGAGCTTGAGCCCCGATGGGTTGCGTGACGAATATGAGAGCGTAAAGCATTCCCATGACCGAGAATGCGAAGACCATCGCAAGACAGACACCGATGAAAACGATGAGTCTTGCTTTGAGCTGTTCATTCGTTAGCCGACGACTTGATTTGGTCATTGATACTCTCTCCAAGTATGTCTTGAGTACAGATTCCTTGAACATAACATTGAGGCGGATTGCATTCAGGCTTTTCCCAGTTTTCGAAGAGCTGGCAGTCATATCGTGTCCATCCTTGATATTGACCACATCCGGAGAGCCCTAACGGAATGAATAACGCTAGAGCTATCCGGAGTAGTCCCCGAGTCACTTCCCCTTTAACCCGAAAGCTGAGTCGTTTGGATTCAAGTAACGCAAGACCACAGGGAGCACAGCTGCGAGCCCTGCTCCTGCAATTGCCTTTGGATCCGTAATTCCTGCCATATAAACCGCGATGCCAGCTGCTAAGAATGAGCGAGCCCATGAAGCTGCAAGACCTTTGATTTCTTTCATTTCTTCTTCTCCTTTTTGAGAATGGATTTCTTCGGCGCTACGACTTCAATGATTGGATAGTCGCCTTTGTATGGCACATATTTAGGACGACCAAAGCCGACCACTTCTTTGCCAATGGTGCGGCTCTTAACCATAACCATTCCACCGTTGCGCTGATCGCCGTTGCCGGATGTGTTTCCTTCGATGGTAGTGATCGTCTTTCCATCGATTCCAACGACGATTCCCACATGAGAAATTTTGTCAATTCCGTCATGCGGAAAATCCATGAATGCAAGATCGCCGATTGCCGGCGTCTCGTGCCATCGGGATGTCTCTTTAAACTTGTGAGCTCCCACAGCTGTGGAAACAACCGAGTGAACCTTCACGCCAGCTTGTGCCAAGACCCAGTTGCAGAATGAACCGCACCACGGCAAGCCATTGGCTTTTGTAAATTCGCCGTATTTTGTTAAATTATCGCCTTCTTCAATTGTGCCAATTTCGGCTTTTGCAATCTCAATTGCGAGCGCAGCTGTGCCATTAGGATATGACATTGTGTTCCCCATTCGTACATTCCCACTTTTTCAATTCATTCAATGTCAATTCAGCATGACCACATGATGGCATTGGTGCGATAAAAGCATCATCTATTGGATCATAGGTATATCCGATTCCTGCATAGTTATATCGAAAATTCCCGTTGTAAGAAGTTTGAATCCATGTACCACCGAGATTCTCGATGAGCCATGAATATCCTTCATCGCCAGCTGGATCATTATTGTCACCAACAACAACTCGCAAGACAATATTTGATTCGTCTATTTCAGCCCAATGACTCATTTACTCCACCTGCGATCTTGTATAACGAACGACAACAATTCCGCTTCCGCCATTACCGCTTGAATAATATTGGCTTCCGCCACCTGATCCACCACCGCGATTAGCTGTTCCCGATGCTCCTGACATTCCAGCTGTTGCTCCGCCCGAACCCGCAGCTCCACCTGATCCGGCAGAAAATCCAGCCGCTCCACCGCCGCCGCCCGCGTAAGTTGTCCCAAAATAAGTTGTTCCTGCTCCACCGGCTCCGCCATTTGCATTTGTCGCGCTTGTTCCCGCAGCTGAAGATCCACCGCCGCCACCCGCGCCCGAGAAATTGTTATTTGCGTGACCATTACCGCCAGCATTTCCTTGTCCGGATGGAGATGCAGAACCGCCCGTCGTTGCGCTATATCCGCGTCCGCCGCCACCCGATCCACCCGATGCAGCTGCTCCTGTCGGTCCACCACCTGCGCCGCCGCCAGCGGCATTTGTCAATCCTGTAAATGATGTAGCTGTACCGCTATTTCCAACCGCGTTATTTGCACCGGCTCCACCGCCGCCAATGACAATTGAATAAGAGCCATTGAGAGCTTGACTTGCTGAATAAACTAATCCACCGGCTCCACCGCCGCCGCCTGTTTCATAATCGGCGTTCGATGCTCCACCTGATCCCGCGCCACCAACTTGCAAGACATCGGCTGTGAGAGTAAATCCAGCAACTTTTAATGTGCCGGCACCAGTAAAGGTTCGATAATAATATGTCGCATCCGAAGTCAATGTGCCGCCGGTGACTTCTTTGCCTTTCATACTAGAAGCAAAGATTCCGAGAATTGGAGTCATTACGCGAGATCACCAATCACCGTGAATGTGTTTGAACCTGTGCAAATAATGGTCGCAGCTGAATACTGTGCGCGAAGTTTTGGAGCAGATGCCGTTGCACCGGTTGATGTAATTGTCACTCCTGCACCTTGAGCCAAAGTTACTTGTCCTGCGCCAATTTGCTGAATATTGATTTGATTACCGGTTGAAAATACGGACGGCGGTACTGTCAAAGTAATGCCGGAAGCATTCGAAAGAGTGACCATTTTTCCAAGATCGGCGATGACAAGTGTGTAAGTTGTCCCAGTCTGTGCATTAAATGACAAAGTTGTGTCATCCTGTTCAATCCATGTAAATGCAAGATCTGTGCCGGAAGTCTTGGACAGAACTTGTCCGGTTGTGCCGCCTTTGAGTCCTACAAATGAAGCGTCTATTGAGTCGCCAAGCGTCTCAATTGCTGTAGCTCCATCTTTAACTAAGTCGGTTGATGTTGGGACTACCCACCCATAGTTCGGTGTTGTTGTTGCCATTTCTTCTCCTTATGCGACGACGGTGGCATTTAACCACTCAAGTGTAGGTTCAATTGTGCTCCAAGTCTCCACGACAGGCACATCTGCCCATGTAAATGCCTGAAGTGAATAAGCCACCGGAGTGACATAAAGCGAAACGGTAAGCGAATTGATGCCAGCTTGGAATTGCCACCCTTCGACAAATCCCTGAAAATTCAATCCCATGTTCAAAGGTAGGTCGGCAATATTAACGGGCATTCCCATAAAGACCGACAAAAGGTTATTGCGATCGGAGTCATCAATCTCCGGTGATCCAAGTGGAAATGAGATTTGGTTAAAATTGGCTTGCGGGTTGGCTCGCAGCTCCAAATAGAACTCGGCTTGTGAATTTGCATCTGCGGTGTGCTCAAGAGTTGTGCTGATGTTTTGAGCCAATGTGCCATACAGCGCAATCGATGTAGCGTCAGATTTGGTAACTTGCTGTCCGTTTTTATATGTGAGAGTTATGTAATTTCGGACATCGCCGGATCGGATAGCCGTTTGAAGTCCGCTGGCAAAGGCGTCATTAGCTGAAAGGTTCACATAACCATTTGCGGCAAGGTATTGCGTCCGGTGAGTGCTGTCTGCGTAGCTGATTTGTCCAGCTGAATTCTCGTAGAGATAGCCAAGTCCGGATGTAGCCAAAGCCGATACGAGTGAATAAATGTCTGTGACATCGGCTGAACGAGCTGTAAGTTCATAGTTTCCTGTGTCAATTTCGCCCAGTCCAGTATTGAATGCCTGATTCCAAGTAAGAGCCGGAGCCACATCATTCCAAGTCTCCGCAGCTGGCACTCCATTCCATCGAGCAAAAAGAGCTTGAGAAAGAATCTCTTCTATCTGTACGCCGTCTAAATCCTTAGCCAAGACTCCTGCTGTGAGCACCTTTGGAAGCCTTGAGAGCGCTCCTAGAGCCACGATGGAGATTGTTTGAGTCACTCCAATTGACCCACCGGATTGGACGCCCACAATAAGATCTGTGATGGATCCACCGAAGATAGCCACGGGAGTGCCGGACGAATTGTTCACATAGATTGTCACAGCTGAATTGATGTCGGCTGTGATGGGTGAATCGTCTAAATCGATAAGTGTGAGATTGCAATATCCAGCGATGGCTTGTGAATAAATGTCTGTGCGACCCGAGCCAATTGTCAGATTTGCCAGCGTCACATCCTTATATTCGACTCCATCGATGTCGATGCTCCAAGTAGGTGTCCATAAACTCATGATGTGAAAGCGAACCTATTCGCGCCCAAAGTTCCACGGGCATTCGAGCGATTTAGGACATCGACGATTGTGCGAGCTGTGCCTTCAGCGTCGATTGCGCCATTCACCGTAATATTAATTGTACCGCCGCCCATTTCGCCATTTGGAACAATTGTGCCGTTTGAGCTCGGGACGAACATTTCTGCTCCCTGCTCGCCTACTACATAAGATTTTCCAGCTTGTACGGATCCGCCAGCTGCGCGGAAACCGCCGAAAGCCGAATCGATTGCGCTTCCAATTCCTCGAACTACCGGATTATTTGCAACCAAAGAAATCAAAGATTGAATTGCTCCAACTACGCTTTTGACGATATTGAAAAGTCTTTCAAATCCGCCGATGAGAGTACCAACGACATTGATGACGACTCCGAGTGCGATGCCGATTCCCTGAATGGCAAGCTTCAAGACTCCGCCAAGCAAAGGTGCAACAAAGTCTTTCAAGAATTTGAAGAGAGCTTCGAATTCGTCTTTGTTACCGATAACCGCTTTTTTGATTTGGTCAAATGCAAATTTGAAGCCTTCAAGTACCGGCTGAAAGATATTTTTAACGAGATCAATGTAAGTCTTGAAAGCATTTGTTAATCCTTCTTTGCCACCGATTGAATCGATGAATCCGGAGACAGCTGGAATGACTGTGTTTACAACGGTGTCAATCATCGGAGTGATTGCGTCTAAGACAAAGGATCCGATTGTTTCTTTTCCTTCATCGAATGCAACTTTGAGGCGAGCCATCTTTCCTGCGAATGTGTCCGCTTGAACGGAAGCTTGTCCGCCAAATGTAGTTGCCAATTGCTTTGTGATGGCATCCATGTCCATCGTCTTGAGCTGTGCGGATGTAAGTCCAATGCCTAATTTTGCAAGTGAAGCTGTGTTGCCTTCAGCTGCTTTTGCCATCGCATTGGTGACAGCTTCCAGCGATTTACCGGATCCAGCTGCTACATCAACGGCGACGGCTTGCAGTTTAAGAGCTGCATCAGAATCTTTTGTGGCTCTTACAAGTCTTTCAAAGCTAGGGCGAAGCTCATCATCTGTGAGTCCGGTGAGAAGTGAAGTCTGAAGAATTTGCTGCTCGACGGCTGCAATTTGAGCGTCGGTGGCTCCGGTAACATTTTGTAATGTAGTCGCCAGCTTGGCTTGTGCCTGTTCATCTGCGATGGCAGATTCCACGCCTTGCTTGAGTAGCACTCCGGCATACGCCAAAGCTGCGGCGCTCGCAGCTGCGAAAGCCGCTCCTGCTAGCTTGCCAAATTTGCCCATCTTGTCGCCAAATGATTGGACTTCATTTTCGGCGCCTTTGACTCCACGCTTGAGTTCATCAAAGTCCGCATCAAAGGTGATCTTGACTTTTGGGATTCCCGCCATTAGTCGAGCCCTACCTTTCGGATAATGTCTTGGATGATTTCGATGTATTCCTTCGCGACGATTGGTGTGTAGTAATCCACCGCCGGATTAATCCAGTAGCCGCGTTTGTTAGCTGGCGCCTTGAATCGGTTGGTGTACGGGCGACCTAATGAGTCCACGCCTTTATGAGATCCATATTCGGTTCCCCAAAGAAGCGCACCCGCCGGAGCTGCTTGCTGGCGTACCTTCGCGCCTTTGCCCGACTTTGATTGCTCGCCGCCGTATTTGCGACCCACTCGCTTTGAGCCACCGACATCGACCCGAATCAATCGATCTCTTTTGGCTTGAATGGATTGAGCGACAAGCTTTGTCTGTGGCGATGGAGCTGCTTGGCTAAACATAAGAAGCTGTCCAGCAAGCCTTTGTGACAACGGCATCGCCGCATCACGGACTTTGTTTTGAGTTTCTTTGTCTAGCATATTAAGCGTTTGAATAAGATTCTTGAGAGCTAATGGCTCGACGGTAATGGCAAAAGTGCCTCTACCTGCCTTTGTTGCCATTTCGCTTCTCCAAAATCTCGATTGCTGTGAATATCTGCTCCGCCGTCTCCCACTCTTTCATCGGAATCCCTGTCGCCATAGCGAGTTCAACAAGAATTCGATTTAGGCTTCCGACGGCGTAGCTTTTGGGATTTCAGCCTCTTCAGATCGGATGTCGTCCACGGTGTCGCACCAAATCTCATAAGGCTTAATAGGTTGTCCAGCAAGCTCTCTTTTCTTTGCGTTATACGCTAGAAAAAGAAGATCATCGAGTCCGACATTTTCGCCGAGCTGTGTAACCTTCAAGCCT